TGCCTGGAGGGTTATGTTCCTTACGCTTTTAGCGAGAAACACCCCGGGAGCTGATGCCGAAATTTTTTTTAACCCAGTGTGTGCGAGCAATAGACATGCGACTATCCGGGATTAAGCGGGAAAAAGCGGGAACTGGTGGGAAAAGGCTTGAGTGACGGTGGATTGTGGGACGCGGGTGGTGGTGCGAGGCTGAGATTTTGTGCTTGCGACTTTTTCCGGTTTTTTGGGTATCGGCTAATTTGATGCGCTTTGCTTGCGACCCGTGCCTGAGCGTTTAAAGAAAATTTAAATCGCGTTTAAATGGACGCTTTGAAAGCGGCCTTGGGGATGAACTCCCTGGGGCCGCTTTTTTATATGCTTAGGTTAAAAATGCTTTAGAATTTCTGAAACATCTCGTGGCGCATCAAGGCGGGATATTTCTAATCCTAATCCTTTTTTAGCGTGCTGCAATGCTTTACCGTTTACGGTGATAATTGTATACGCATCATTGTCGTCATATTCAATCAGAAACAAACCACCGATAACATCAGAACCTGCGGGGAAACAACGAACATAATAATCTCCGTCGACTTTTTTTAGTTTGCAGTCAACAGCGCGATAGATTTCATTTTTGATATAGTGGAGTTCTATTTTTTCTTTAGCAGCGGACACAGGTTCAGGAGCACTAAAGGCCTTCCAACCTATAATCAGTGCGACTATCAGCATGACAGCGATGACCAGATCCTTTGCTGATAACGTCGGATTTTTCTGCCCACAATGCGGGCAAACCTTAGCCTTAATTTCAACGTATTCTCCACATGATTTACATTTCAAACTTTGATTACCCATACAACCTCCGAACAGTAAAAATTCATAAAACAGACCAAATTATCATAGCTTATAGCGGGTACAATCTGTCCCCCCAGATCACCTGCCCGATGATGCGGAGGTCCTTGGCGTCGGCTTCGTATGCGGGGTACTGGGGATTCTTGGAGATGACGCGAACGATGCCACCGGGAAGCATTTCAAGCTCCTTAATAGATATGGTGTCACCGAGGCCCAGGGCGAAGATGCAGTTGTTTTTGATGTGCCTGCGGCCCAGGTCAATCATGACGGTGGCCCCGTTTCGGATCTCGGGTTCCATGGATTCGCCGGAGACACGCATCAGGATAAGTTTTTTTACTGATGTGGCGACGTTGGCGATGAAGGCCTTGCGGAAGGCGTAGTAGTCCCTGATCCGCTCGCTGGCCATAAAGGACCCGCCTCCCGCCGACAACCGGGCCTCGACCATGGGGATGTAATCGTAATGGTCCACCTCCGGCGCTTCCAAGACGGGTACCTTCAGCTCCCCGTTCTCATCCTCTTCAATCCTGCATTCCTGGCGTATGCATGACGGCTGCCGTATGGCCTTTTGTGTGGGTGCGCCTACACTCTCCCCTTCATTTCCCCTACCAATGTATATCGGTTCAGCCCCGTCCTGAACCCACTTAGGATTAAGATCGTAGCTATTACAAAGCTTGACAAGCCAAATTGCGGGAATGTTGCCCCTCTTCTTTGCATCAGAGATTGAGGGCTGTGGCACGTCAAGTAGATCTGCCAATTCCTTCTGGGTCTTGATTCCTGTTGCATTTTTAATTCGGTTTATCGCTGCTTCGATCCCCATTTGACCCTCGAATTCGTTTGCATATAATTCTTCAGAATATGCAAATGGATTTGCAAACTTAATTCTGTTTTAGCTAACGAAAAGTTTGCTTTTGATTATAGATAGTTACCTAAATATTATTTTTAATGTAATAAAATTTCTATATGCAAACGAAAAATTACATTGACTGTAATTACATTCCGTGTAATTTTAACTCAAAAAGTTGAGTGAATATGCAAACACGAACCTACCAGAATTCGTGTTTTGTGCAAACGACAAAACAGGTCGAGAACCGATTCGACAACTATGGAATGAAACGATGATTGTCATTTTAAACCGCTGCCCGCTATGCGGACAGGAAGAACAACTTGAGTTTGACGAGGCGTGGAGCGCCGACGAGGGCTTTGCCAGGGAGGCTGAAGAGCCCGTCTGGGAAGTTCTCTGCAGTGATTGTATCCACGGCCTGCATGAAGAAACGAACCATTCAGACCTTTCATTGAGATCGTAGCAAAGAGGAGGCACCCAAACAATGACCAAACCATGCAAAAAATTTGACCTAATTCAAGGGCATATCCCCTTCACCTGGGGCCAACGGGTTGACCGCTACGTGGATGAGCGCCAGGGGATTGTCTCGGCGATGACCTCTCTGCGGAGTCCCTCGGACTACGAGAACGAGTTTGAGTACGGGGCCGAGATAGTGGCGGGGATCAAGAAAGCCATCCGGGAGAGCGACCTTTCACGTGACCAGGTGGTGGACGGGGTCAACGCATTCTTTACCCGTTCCGCCGAGGGGACAGAGACGGACCCGCCCTCCTGCCGCCGCCCCCTGACCCTGAACATGCTGAACAAATACATCTGCAAGCCGGATGAGGCCCCGATCCCCGCGTATTACCTGGTGGCGATTATGTATGTGACCGAGAGCCTGGAGCCTGCCAGCGCCCTGGTGGAGCCCATGGGGGCACGGGTGGTGGACCGCTACGAGGCACGTCAGCTTGCCCTGGGCAAGATTGACCAGAACATTTCCGAGCTGCAGCAACTCAAGAAGCACCTGAAGGGGGCGTAGTATGAATACCCAAAAACCAGAGTTTACCGAAATCCGCGTGTGGATGTTGAGGACGGGTGTGAAGCCCACTGAAATCAAAGAAGCTTTGGGCCTATCCCACACCTCTGCCGTGACCCATTTTATCAACGGAGACATGACAAGCCGCCCGATTGCCGCCTACCTGGCGGGCAGGGGGTGCCCGAAGGAGCTTGTGGATACGAAGGCTGGGAGGGTGGCTGCGTGACTATTACCCGAAGAAAAAAGGCCAGCATTGTTGTGATCTGCCCCGTCTGTGAGAGGACGCGACTTGTAAACTCTCAGGATATCAAACAACCCGTTCCTGCGGCCAAGAGGGGAACCAAGCCCAAGCCGTGTCGACAGGTATGTGATGACTGCGCCAACATCCTTGCCCCTTTTTATAAGGACCAAACCTTCTCCTGGGGGGATGTGTCCGAGAGACTGGATGACGGATCGTGGTACTGGATTGCAGATGCCCGAGGGATTTTAGAGAGCGTGAACCCATAGACGTATCAGGTGGACACGATGACAAACATGCCAATACAAACGGCCACAATCTCTGAAATTGCAAGTGTTCTTGGACTTTCAAGGCAAGCCGTCGAGTACCGGGCCAAAAAGGAAGAGTGGGAACCGAAGCTGGTACCGGGGCCAGGACGTAACGGCCAAATCAAGCGGTTTGCTTTAACAGATATATCCGCAGACATCCGCCTCGCCTTTCTGTCCCAGGTCAACCCTGTCGAGGTGGCTGCGCAGTTGATCACGCCCGAAGCCCTGGCCCAGGTGGCCGAGACTACGGGGGCAGATAAAAAAGACGACGCCCCGCCTGCCTATAACCGGGACTCTTTATGGGCCGCCTGGGAGAAGGCAACGCCAAAACAAAGGGCGCGCGCTAACGAGGCCCTGGGCATCCTTCATATGATCGAGGACCTAGTGGCCTCCGGCGGGCCGCGAACACGGACAGTGAGGGAAGTGGCCAAGGCCAGCGGGAAAAACCGGGCCACGATTTACCGCTGGTACGGGGAGGTGAAGGGCATTGCACGGGAGGACTGGCTCCCTGCGCTCCTTACCAATAGCCGGGCGGCGGGAAAACCCAAGGCGGCGTTTTCGGATGAGGCGTGGGAGGTGTTCAAGGCTGACTATCTCAGGCCGGAAAAACCAACGTACAGCGACTGCTACCGACGCGTAAAAGACATGGCCAAGGCCCACGGGTGGCAGGTGCCCTCTCTGGACACCCTTAAACGACGCATCAACCGTGAGGTGGATGTGACCACGGTGGCCCTGCTTCGCGAGGGGAGCCCAGGGCTGATGAAGATGCTGCCCGCACAGCGCCGAACGGTGCGAGGGATGTATGCCACCCAATGGATCAACGGCGACGGGTACAAGCACAACGTGTTTGTGAAGTGGCCGGACGGCACGGTGGGACGCCCTAAGACGTGGTTCTGGCAAGATGTGTACAGCCGGAAGGTTATCGCCTGGCGCACGGACAAGAGCGAGAACAAGAACACGATCCGGCTGGCCTTCGGGGATGTGATCCGCATTGGGATCCCCACGGACGTGACCATCGACAACACACGGGCGGCGGCAAACAAGTGGCTGACCGGCGGAGTCCCCAACCGCTACCGCTTTAAGGTGAAAGAGGAAGATCCCATGGGCATCATTCCCACCTTCGGCTGCAAGGTGCACTGGACCAGCGTGCATGACGGCCACGGGCACGGCCAGGCCAAACCGGTGGAACGGCAGTTCGGCGTGGGCGGCATCGGCGAGTGGGTGGATAAAAGCCCTGTGTTTGCCGGAGCGTACACCGGCCCTGATCCGATGAACAAGCCCGATAACTACGGCGAAACCGCCATCGAGCTTGAGGTGTTTGAAGCAGAGCTAAAGCGATGCATGACCGAATACAACGCGCGCAAGGGACGCCGCACTGAAACGGGCTGCGGTGTGTACTCCTTTAATGAGGTGTTCAACGAGTCGTACGCCAAGGTCGCCATCCGCAAGGCCACAGACGCCCAGTTCCGCATGTGCCTGATGGCTGCGGAGTCGGTGCGAATTGGGAAAGACGGTTCCTTTACATTGGATGCAGGGTCGGCGGTGGGTGTGGGGGCGAACCGATACAGCGGCAAGACCAACGTGCTTTACCGCTATACAGGCAGCCGGGTTGTGGTGCGTTTTGATCCGGCCAAGCTGCACGAAGACGTGTGGGTATACGACGCAAACGGGCAGATGCTTTGCGAGGCCAAATGCATGCATGATGCCGGTTTTGGCGATACCGACGCATCGACACGGCATAACCGAAACCGTAACGCCAAGATCAAGGCCGAGAATAGAGCTGCGGAGCTGGCCAAGCGCATGACCATCGAAGAGGTGGCGGACAAGCTGGTTAAGGCAGGTTCAGAAGACGGAGAGATGCCTGAACCGGGCATGACGGAAGGGATGTTCGGGCTTCCCTCCATGCCGGAACAGAAGCAGCCCACGCGAAGGCCCATGGCGGTGAATGCGGATTATGTGCCCGATGACGACGGCGAGGATCTGAACGTGGATGACATCCTTATCGGGCAGATGGGGAATATGCGGCGGGTGATTCGGGAGCGAAGCGAAAAAGTCTAAAAGCAGGAGGTATCTATAAATGGAATGTATGCAGGGTAAACCCCACCAGAAATTAAAGAACACCAACGTGCGCACCATGTGGGAGAAACCGCAAAAACATTTGTCGGCTCAAAATCTTCACCTGAAAGATCTTGGACAAACGCAATTGCCCGCTCAACTCGAAGAAGCTGACAACACAGTTGTTTCCTTTGGGTCACGCGAAGATGCGCAAGCTTTTCAGATAAAACTGAAGGCTGAGGCTCGCAAGCGCCTTCAAAGAAGTTTTTAAAATCATGGGCGACATCAATGGCCTCATCTTTAGTAGGGAGCTTGTCATAAATGAGAGGCCCACTTTTCAACAAGGCTTCACTGATTGTCTGAAGCTCGCGGAACAAATTGTCAGAAGACATAAAAATATAAGCCGTTTCGAACCCATGAAGAATTTGTTCTGTCATCGGTTTAATCAGGTTCGGTCTTTCAGAATTCACGGAGCCCCCTTAGCAGAAAAAGACCAAGGTGGCAGCCTCGGTCTTAATCAAGAAAAATAAGCAATTTTTCAAAGGAGATATCAATGAGCCAGCCCCATGTCAATAAAGAAATGATGGATGCCACCCGCGAAATGGTCCGAAACGAGATTGCCGACAACCCCGGTCTTTCCCAGGCGGGTGCTGCCCAGGAGGCGGGGGTGAATGCCTCTGCCCTCTCTCAGTGGATGAAGGGCAAGTATCCGGGGGACAACGACAGGATGGCCGAGTCTATGGAGCGGTGGCTTACCTTTCGCAGGAAGAAGGCGGCCCAGACTACGGCACTGCCCAAGGCGGTCACCTGGTGCCCGACGCCCACGGCCAAGCGGATTTCGGCGGCCCTCTCTTATGCCCACATGGCCGGGGACATCACGGTGATTTTCGGAGGGGCCGGGGTGGGCAAGACCGAGACCAGCAAGGAGTACGCCGCCAACAACCCCAATGTATGGCACGTGACCATGACGCCCTCCACCGCTGTGGTGGGGGCATGCCTGGAGCGGGTGGCCCTGAAGATGGGGCTTCATGTGTCCGGGCGGGCGGCCAAGATCGAGATGGCTCTCATGGAGCGGCTGACGGGGACGGACGGGCTTTTGATTATTGATGAGGCTCAGCACTTGAATGTGCGAAGCCTGGAGGCCCTCCGGAGCATCCACGATGCCACGGGGGTGGGGCTGGCCATTTTGGGCAACGACCTGGTGTATGCCCAGATGACAGGGCGGGGCGTTCGGTCGGCCACCTTTGCCCAGCTGTTCAGCCGCATCGGCAAGCGGGTGAAACTCCTGAAACCCAAGGAGGACGACGTGAAAGCCCTGTGCGCGAGCTGGGGCGTGACGGCCAGGGAGATGGTTGCGTTCTGTGAGCAGATCGCCGCCAAGCCCGGAGCCCTGCGGATGATGGTGAAGACCATCCGGCTGGGGCAGATGGTGGCCGGATCACGCGGTGACACATTGGCCCTGAAGCACCTGAAGGCGGCGTGGCGGGATCTTGAAGCATAGAAGTCATGCCCTTTAAAGGGCGTTTAAGGAGGGCTTAACGATGATGAATAAACGTGTGGTGGTGGTCGAAGGGCCGAAGCTGAAACTTTCCACAACCCGAATGTGCGTGCAATGCGAGACGCTGTACAGCGGCAAGGGCAAATGCCCGGTGTGCGGCTCAACGGGGATGCCCCTGACCTATTGGGTACCCTCTTCGGAAGGGTGCCCGATGGTTCGGATGGTGCCCTCTTCCAAGGGGGTGGCGTAATGGGGGCGAAGGTTTACAACGCGCAGAACAAGGCGCTGCACAAGGCGTTCGCCCTGTTCGGGATGCCCTATGAAGAGAACAAGGGTCACTGGGTTCTCTTCTTATGCCGCCTGGCCAAGCGCAAGGTGGATGGGCTTTCCGAACTGACCCTGGTGGAGCGGTGGCGGCTTCTGAAGACCTTCCAGAAACAGGGGCTCGCCATTTACAACCCCGGCGTGCCCAGGCCGTTGTGGCACTGGAAGAAGGGGGACCCGGCGATGGTGGCTGCCGAGCCACTCTCACCCGGCATCGGGGTGCGGCCCCTTCGGGTTCCCAAGGAGAAGGTGGCCATGGTGAAGAAGATCGGGGCCATTTTGGCAGCACAGAAGAAGCCCTGGGCGTATGCGGACGGGATCGCAAAGAAGCGCTTTAACGTGCAGGTGGTGGAGTGGTTGACCATTGGGGATCTGGAGAAGGTGATGAAAATGCTGATTATACACAACAGACGGCACGGAGGTGAATAGATGGCACGGACGAGCACAAGAGAGACCAAGGTGAAGATGCTTTTTGGAAGCGGACGCATTGACGTGATGAAAACCCAGGAGGGGCAGATCCGGGTGCGGTCGGACAAGCCTGGCACGCTTGTGAGGGTGATGGGCCGGGGGACGAAGGTGGACCACGACAGGCAGGGGTATTTTACCGAAGCCACGCCGGACGCCGTACAGAAGATGTTTATTGGACTGTTGAACTAAGGAGGGACCGATGCAGGTACCTGAAGGATACATGGAAGATATGAAGGGACGCCTGGTCCCCGTGGATATGGTGGATGAACTGGACCAGACGCGGGACGCCCTGGTGCGGGAGATCGTGACCGCTGCCAAGGCCACCCAGGAGGTGCTTTCCACATTCAAGGTCAGGGCCATGGCCGACACCCAAGCCTTTGTGGAACTCTCCGGCGAGCAGTACGGGGTGAAGATCGGCGGGAAGAAAGGCAACGTCACCCTCTACTCCTTTGATGGCAGGTACCGTATCGAGCGGGCCATGAGCGATTACATCGTTTTTGATGAACGCCTTCAGGTGGCCAAGGAGCTGATTGACGAGTGCATCCATGAGTGGACGAACGGGAGCCGAAGCGAGGTGAAGGCCCTGGTGGAGCACGCCTTTAAGGCCAACAGCGAGGGCCAGGTGAGTACGCACCGGGTGCTGGGGCTGAGGCAATTGAAGATCGATCACCCCACCTGGAAAAGGGCCATGGAGGCTATCTCCGATTCCATGAAGGTGGTGGAGACCAAGGCTTATCTGCGGGTGTACGAGCGGGATGAGGAGAGCGAGGCGTACAAGCCGGTGTCGTTGTCGCTGTCGGCGGTGTGACTTAAGCGAAAAAGCGAAACGCCCCCTCGGGGGCGTCGGCAGGGCGTGGTGGCCCTGTCCTGATGATGCAGCCAAAGAATTGAAATAACCGGTTGCCGCGACCTGATAACAGGTGAGGAACCCCACAACCTACTGACGGATGCCCGAAGGTTGAAAAAGGTTCGCCCTTTCCTGGCCGGGAATAACGTCGCAGTCCAGAGCCACTGTGGGCAGGTTGGCAATGCCCGGCAACCATTCATTTAACCGCTTTTTACAGGGAGGATACGTGGATCACGGATTACTCAATACCTCTGTGGATGACGTGAGGGTCACCCTTGATTGTGCCCTTAGGCATGGAGACTCGGTGAAGGTTTTGGAACGGGTCACAGCCTGCTTCAAGGAGATTGAAGCGCAGGATTTTGAAGAGAAAACCCGACGGAAGGTGATGGCCACGGCAATGCGCAAGGCGCTGAAACAGCTGGGCGGGTAAAGGAGGAGAAGATGGGCCAGCCAGAACAAACAACCCGAAACATCAAGCTCACCCGTGCCGTGCTCTGAGGCAAAACCTTTGCGGAAGCCGGGCGGCTTTTCGAGGTGAGCCAGACACGGGCACGGCAGATCTTTGAGGCGAATGTGGACATGTTTTTCTTTGACAAAGGGCTGGATGATGATGGGAAGCTCAGGAGCCTTGCGACGCTGAGAAGAGAATATACGGGCCACTGCCGATACTGATGGGTTGAGCAGATTTGTATTTTATGAACAGGCTGAAATGAAAGGAGATTTGAAAATGGGGGTTGAACAAAAAGAAAACAAAACGATTGAAACCATGGAATCGCTTCAGGATCAGATCCGACGGTTGAAGGATGCCCGGAAACTATTGAATCAGTGCGTGCATGACTTGATTGTTAGTATGCAAGCCGCATTGATTGAGTCTCATCACAATGGCGCTGAATCCGGGTTGGAATGGATCTATAACGCATTGGAAGGCCCTGACTGTTTGCCGGATATGGAAAGTGAATGGGCCGGTGACGCCGAAGACTATTACAATGCCCATCGCGCCGATCCTCACGGGCCATGCGAGATTTGCGGAAAACCTTCAGGTATCGCTGGATTTGGTCATGTGGCGTGCTCCGTGGAGCATCTGGAACAGGCGCAACAGCAAGGAAAGGCGGTGTAGTGATGACGGACGAAAGCAGACCCATCACCGATGCGGATTGGGATGAAATCAAGACAATGATGGATAGGGTCTGGGGGGAAGCGACCTTGATGATTGACGGGTACAAGGTGACTCTTCAGCAGCAGCTCTCGAAGCGTAAGATTGTGACCACGATGTATGTGAACGGCCAGATAAAGGGCGCGTGGCTTTCAACGGTCAATTATGATTCGCCTGAACCACAACATGAAGTGGGCCGCCGGTTCTTCATGCCCCGTTCGAAAGGGCTCTACAGCGCCAAAGATATAAAAGGCTTTCAAAAAATATGCGGAAAGAAAAAGGCCAAAGAGTTTGCCGATAAACGAATGTACTGGCTTTCCCCCACCTGGAACAGCGCCCGGTCTTTACGCAAGCACCTGGAGGCCAACAACAAGGAGATCCGCATAGTGAAGATTGGCATGGTTTGAAGAAGCGGAACGCCCCTCGGGGCGTCGGCAGGGCGTGGTGGCCTTGCCCTGATGAGCAGCCGATATGGAGGAAAGATGAAAAAGGAACCTGAACAACTCGACTTGTTTGACCCGGATTACATGGATGTGAATCAGGTGTTGAACGCCCTGGACCCTGCGGTGAGAGATGATCCCCGAGTGTGGCCCACCCTCCTGGCCGAGCTGGTGGACCGGGTGGCCGATCACTTCGAGGGATGGGCCAAGATGAAACCGGATGGAGCCATGGAATGGGCTCAAAATGTGATTGTGGTGATCGCCCATTATCTGGGTGGCCGCAACATCTACCTGCCACGGGATGACCGCCTGAAGCGGGCCATCCGGGATGCGATGATCTACCGGGCCTTTGACGGGGGCAACCACCTGGAGCTTTCCCGCAAGACCGGGCTCACCACCCCGACGATATACAACATTATCAGCAAAGAGCGCACGTTGAGGCAGGACCGCAGCCAGATGATACTGCCGTTTAAGTAGCGCTCCCCTTGCAATGGCGGCCCGGCTCGGGCCGCCACCTTCCCCTTTTCCAACCCCTCAAATCTTCGTTGAAAACGCTGAAACACCCCCTTTCCTTCCCATGTGATGTAGTGCGCACATGGAAAAGACGACTAACGTATACCTCACCCGATTACGTCGGACCGACCAAGGGACCGAAGGTTTCCTGACCGTTCCCGAGCTTGGCTTCGCCTGCTTCACCCTGGAGCTGCCCTGGCGGAACAACCGTTCCAATGTGTCGTGCATTCCGCCCGGCACCTACCCCATGGCATGGCGTGTGACGAGCAGGCGTTCTACCTACCACATCCGCCAGGTTCCTGGCCGTACCTACATCCTTCTTCACTCCGGCAACTATGCCGGGGACATTCACAAGGGATTCAAGACCCATGTGGAGGGGTGTGTCCTCCTGGGCAAACGCATGGGCTGGCTGAATGGTCAACGGGCCGTCCTGGTGTCACGGACCACGGTGAGGCGATTCAACACATTGATGGCGGGCAAAGACGCCCAGATCACCATCATCGAACCCTGGGGGAAACACAATGCTTGAGGGAACCCTTTTTACGACCCTTTTTGGCGGGCTGACGGGCCTTTTAGGTACCGTCTGGTCTACCTACAACCAGCGTAAGAATAAAGAGCTGGAAATCAAAGACCGGGACAAACAGCGCGCTCACGAAGTGACCATGGTGAAAGCTGAGAGTGAGGCCATGGTGGCCGAAGCAGAGGCCAACATCAAAGTGACCACCGCGCGAGTGTCCGGAGAGATTGAAGTGGCTGAAGTGGGGGCCTTTACCGAAAGCCAGAAGGCTGGCCGTGTTCGGGTCTTTGACAGCGGTTACATGGACCGGCTCTTTGACGCCACGGGCCGGGCACGCTGGGTCACCATTCCTTTCGGGGTGCTTCTGGCCATGCTCTTCGGAATGGCCGACGCCTTCAAGTCCATGGCCCGGCCCACCATCACCGCCTACCTCCTGGGCGTCAGCACCTGGATCACCGTGAAAGCGTGGAAGCTCCTGGAGGCGGTGAACGCCCCGACGCTGACGCCTGCCATGGCCGGGGGCATTATCTCGGATACCATCAATATCGTTTTGTATCTCACGGTGACGGCAGTGACCTGGTGGTTTGGGGATCGCATGGCATCCAAGGGCCTGGCGAAAACGCTTAAACTGGGGAGTGCTTGACACCATGGATGAATGTGATCGGGCAAGCGTTTATACCGGGCGATTTAACCAGGATGCATTGGCCCGCCAACTTGAAAAGGGGCGGGCCTCTTCCGGGGAATCCTTCATGGAATGCGTGGACTGCGGTGAAGAGATCCCGGAAGGCAGAAGAAATGCTGAGCCTGGCTGTGTGCGATGCGTCAGGTGCCAGGAAAAACATGAAAGGAACCCGATGTGACTAAACCACCTGACTACTCGGCTCTGCGGTTCTGGTTTGATGTGGCGCAGTGTTTCGGCACCATTGGGGTTGCCGTTTACGTGTGGCTCTCCAACCGGACCCAGACCAACACCCACGAGATTGAGAAGATAAGAAAGGACGTGGCAAAGACGAAAGACCGCGTCACCAAGGTGGAGACCGACATGGTTCACGCCCTTTCTCATGAGGACCTGGGGGCCGTCTATGAACGTATTACAGATGTGTCTAAAGATGTCACGACGGTGAGCAACGACGTATCCGTACTTTCCGGAAAAATGGATAGCATCCAGGGCACTTTGGACATCATCCAAGATCACCTGCTGAACGGAAAAGGACAAACATCATGAGCTACAAAGATACCATTACCGAGCATCTGCGCCTCACCCTGCTGCGGTTGCTCTTCGAAGATCCGGACTACACCCTGAACGATTCGCTTATGACGGATCTCACCGAGAATTTTGGCTTTACCCCCAGCCGGGACAAGGTGCGCACGGAGCTTGCCTGGTTGGCCGAGCAGGGGCTTGTGGAGTTGGACGACGGCAAGATCATCATTGCCACCCTCACCGAACGCGGGGCCGATGTGGCGCGCGGTCGGGTGACGGCACCGGGGATCAAGCGACCCTCCCCCAGGAGGAAGTAGCATGGCAAAGCGGAAACGAAAGACGGGCCGGGGCCGCCCCTCATCCATCGACACGCTGCCCGAAGATTTGCGCTTAAAGCTCAACTCGGATCTGCGTGACCGGCGCAAGACACAGACCGAGATTGTGGGAGATATCAATGAGGCCCTTACTGGGCGTGGCAAGATGCCCCTCTCTAAAAGCGCGGTCAATCGTTACTCGGTGGCCATCGAAGAGAAAGGGGCCATGATGCGGGAAGCCAGGGAGGCGGCCAACGCCCTGGTGGGCGGCCTTGGGGAGCAGAAAGGCACGGACCTGGGCCGGGCGCTGACCGAAATGGTGAAGACCTTTGCCTTTGACATCGTTGCCAATGGGGGCGAGCAGAACCTTGATACCCTGAAGGATCTGGCGCTCATCACCCAGAGAGTGGAGCGAGCCAGTAAGACCAGCATGGAACGTGAGGCGGTGATCCGAAAAGAGGTCCTTGAGAACGCAGCAGAAACCGTGGAGGAGACGGCAAAGCAGATGGGCATGGATTCCGACCAGGCCAGCTTCTGGCGTGAACGCGTGCTGAAGGGGATGTGATGCAGATACCGGGCGATACATTGCGGGTGCTGAACTGGGAAGACCTGCCGAAGAGCGTTCGGGAGATTCCCGAAGGCTACAACCCCCTGGATGAAGGCGTTTTGATGAAGCATCAGGTGGAGTGGTGTGACCTGATCGCACACAACGACCTGTGCGCTGCCGAGAAGGGCCGCCGAACCGGCATCACCTATGCCACGGCCTTAGACGACACCATCACCGCCTCCAGCAAACGCTCGGCAGGCGGTGATGATATTTATTACGTGGGCGACACAAAAGAAAAGGGCCTGGAATTTATCGGCTACTGTGCCCACATGGCCAAGGTGATGGCCACGGCCATGGCGGTGGGCTGGGACGGTGTGGAGGTCTTTCTTTTTGAAGACCAGCGGGAGGACGGCACGTCCAAGAACATCACGGCCTATCGCATCCGGTTTGCCTCGGGGTTCAAGATTGTGGCCCTCTCCAGCAACCCGGCAAACATCCGGGGCCTTCAGGGGATCGTGAACATTGACGAGGCGGCCTTCCACGCCAACGTGGACGCCGTCATCGAGGCGTGCCTGGCGCTTATTATCTGGGGCGGGAAAATCCGTATCATCTCCACCCATAACGGGGCCAAGAACGCCTTTAACCAGCTGATCAAAGACTCACGCGCCGGGCTTTATGCGTTCAAGGTTTTTCACGTCACCTTTGACGATGCAGTAGCCAACGGGTTGTACGAACGGGTGTGCCTGGTGCGGGGCTGGACGCCGAGCCCGGAAGGGAAAAAAGAGTGGTACGAGAAGGTGCGCAAGGGTTATGGCACGCGGCGTGCCGCCATGCTGGAGGAGCTGGACGCCATCCCGCGAGAAGGAAGCGGCGTGGCCATCCCCGGTGTGTTGATAGAAAAATGCATGACCGAAGAGCGGCCCGTGTTGCGGCTGGCCCTTGAGGACAGCTTTGTGCCTCGCAGCTTAGAGTACCGGGATTCCTGGATAGAAGCGTGGATAGAGGCGCATATCGACCCGCTGTTTGACCTTCTCAATCCCGAGCATGAACAGGTGTTCGGCTCGGACTACTCCCGCTACTGGGACTTTGCCGTCTTCACGCCCATGGAGATTACAAAAACTTTAACCCGGCGGGTGCCGTGGGCTCTTGAGATGCACAACGTGCCCACGCGCCACCAGGAGCAGATCATCTACCACATCATTGACCGGCTTCCCCGCTGGCGGCGCGGCGAGATGGACGCCTCTGGCAACGGGTACACCCTGGCCGAATATACGGCAGATCGGTATGGCCGCAATCGCATTGGAGAGATCAAGCTTAGCGACAGCTGGTACCGTGAAAATATGGAGCCCTTTGTGCAAGCCTTTGAAGACGGGATGATGGATCTTCCTAAAGATTTGGATATCAAGAATGACCTGCGCAGTCTGGAGCGTATCGACGGAATCGTGAAGCTGCCCAAGCTCCGGGTGGAAGATACCAAGAACTCGGATTTCAAGCGCCATGGGGATGCAGCCATCGCCCTGGCCTTAGCCTACGCCGCCTCACAAAGCGATGTGGAGATCTTTGCCTATACCCCCGTTAAACCCAAACTCACCGAAGACGATGACCCCATCGACCGGCCCGTGCGCATTACCGCTGGCTTTCGATCACGAGGAGGGATTCTCTAATGTCACAAAACGTTCGCCTGTATGGCCCGGATAACAAGCTCTTGCCCGAGCGCGCCTTAACCGAAGAGATCGCCGCCCCCACGCTGATGGGGATCCGCTCTGTGTGGTCCTTTGCTTCGGCGGCCAACAACCTCTCGCCCGCGCGGCTGGCCACCATCCTTTCCAACGCAGCCGACGGCAACGCCTGGGACTACCTCACCCTGGCCGAAGAGATGGAGGAACGAGAACCCCACTATGCCAGTGTGCTGGGGACCCGGAAGCGTGCCGTTTCTGGGATTGAGCCCACGGTGGAGGCCGCCTCGGAGTCTCCGGAGGATATGAAGATAGCCGCTGCCGTTCGCGAGCTGACCCGCAAGCCGGAGTTTGGCGAGGCGGTGGATGACCTGCTGGATGGGTTGGGCAAGGGGTTCAGCACCGTGGAGATTGTATGGGACAAGGGGGTCTCCTGGATCCCCACCTACAGGTGGCGTGACCCCCGCTTTTTTGTGTTCGACCAGGAGGATGGCCGCACCCTGCGCCTGATGGATGAGAGGCACCACAATGGCATAGCTTTGCCGCCTTTCAAGTTCATCATCCACACGCCCCGTATCAAGAGCGGGATCCCCATTCGGGGCGGGCTGGCCAGGCTGGCGGCGGCCAGCTACATGTGCAAGAGCTTTACCCTGAAGGACTGGATGGCCTTTGCCGAGATCTTCGGTATGCCCCTTCGCCTGGGACGTTACAATTCCAACGCCACGCAAAAGGACATCGAGACCCTGATCAAGGCGGTGGCCAACATCGGTTCGGATGCGGCGGCGGTGCTGCCCGATACCATGCGCATCGACTTCCAGGAGACGGCCAAGGGGGCCGGTGGCCATGAGCTGTTTTTGAAGCTGGCCGAATGGCTGGACAGGCAGGTTTCCAAGGCGGTCCTGGGACAGACGGCCAGCAGCGAGGGGACTCCCGGCAAGCTTGGCAACGACGACGCCCAGGATGACGTAAGAAAAGACATTCTCAAGGCCGATGCCAAGGCCCTTGCCAACACGTTGAACCGTGACCTGGTGAAGCCCTTCGTGGACATCAACTTCGGTAAGCAAGAGGCGTATCCCCGCATCATGCTTGCCGTTCATGAACCGGAGGATATCAAGGCTTTGACCGATGCCCTTGAAAAGCTGGTGCCCCTGGGCCTGAAGGTGCCCGCAGCCTGGGCGCGGGATAAGTTGGGTGTTCCCGATCCAAAGCCAGACGCTGAACTGTTGGGTGCACCGACCCCGACAGCGGACAATGCAGCCAAGGGGGCAAACAAGGCCCTGAACCGCACCGAGTCGGCCATGCCCACCGATACCCTGGATGAAATTGAAGAAGCCATGCTGGCCGAATGGGAGCCCCAAATGGAGCCCGTCGTCAATCCGGTGCTTGCATTGGCAGATAAAGTGGACTCCTTTGACGATTTCCTTGAAGGGCTCCCCGGCCTGCTTGCCGAGATGGACCCCGGCGACGTGATCAAGCACATGGCCGAGGCGACCTTCAAAGCCAGGGGCCAGGGGGACGCCACCGATGCCTGATTACATGTTCCCCGGCCCGGTGCCCAAGGAAGCCCTGGCGTACTTCCGCACCAAGGGGTGGGCCATTGGCTTTGATTACCGCGACGTGTGGAAGGCCGAGCACGCCAGCGCCTTCACGGTGGCCAAGGCCATGGAGATGGACCTGCTTGCCGACATCCGGGAGGCGGTGGACAGGGCCAAGGAAGGCGGCCAGACGTTTCAACAGTTCGCCAAAAAGCTGACACCGACCCTGCAGAAGCGGGGCTGGTGGGGCGTTCAGGAGATGGTGGACCCGGAGACCGGCGAAGTGGTGGAGGCCCAGCTGGGCAGCCCCCGAAGGCTGAAAACCATCTACCGGGCCAACATGCGCACGGCCAGGGCTGCAGCCCAGTGGGAGCGCGCCCAGCGCACGAAGAAGCTCCGGCCCTATTTCATCTACCAGCTGGGGCCGTCCACCGACCACCGGGAGGAGCATGTGGCCTGGCATAATATCATCCTGCCTGTGGATGATCCGTTCTGGCTGACGCACTTCCCGCCCAACGGATGGGGGTGCAAGTGCTTCGTGCGCCAAATCACGGAGCGGGAAGCCCAGCGCCTGGGCGGTGTGACCAAGCGGCCCGAGGTGGTGATGCGTTCCTGGGAGAACAAGCGCACCGGCGAGACCGTGGAGGTTCCGAAAGGAATCGATCCGGGATGGGATTGGAACCCCGGCAAGGCGCGCATGGATGCTTTAAGCGATATATTGAATCAGAAGCTGGCCACGGCCCATCCCGCCGATATCAAAGCGGCCAAAGCACTCTGGAAGGAGTAGACCGCAAAACAGCTCAAAATTAAACGATCACTCCTGAATACATACTGAGCCATAAACACACCTCGCAAATCCTTCTGCATCCGATATTCAGCCCCGTATTTTGAATATTGGCAGGCTGCGATATCCCCCACATCCCCACCGACCAGGGCTTTCGGAGGCGGCCAACCGCCGCCCCGGGATCCCAGGCCCCCTTTCTCCAAGCTATTTTTCAGCCCGAACACCCCTGAATTTCATGGTGAAACGCATGAAACACACCTTTACCGCCCGGCTGTTACCTTGGCAGCATGAACAGGAAAAAGACCCCACAGTTAAAAATCGCCCTGAACGTCCGGCTTCCCGAAGACGGCTCCCTTCCCGAATGGGTGGAGCTGATCCCGGCAGGTGAGTTGGTCCTGGGGCGGGACAAGCGCCACTGGATCAACCCCACCCCCGACGAGGTGGTGGCTGCGTTTGAATCCAACGGTGCGGACCTGCCCATCGATTGGGAACACGCCACTGAGAAGAAAGCCCCCAAGGGTGAGAAGGCCCCGGCGGCGGGATGGATCAAGGCGATGGAGGTACGGGACGGTGCCATCTGGGGACAGACCGAATGGACGACAGACGGAGCCGACGACATCACCAACAAGCGGTACCGCTACCTCTCCCCGGTCTTTCTGTACACCACCCAGGACCGCCGGATTATAGCCCTCACATCGGCAGGGCTGACCAACCAGCCCAACCTGCATTTGACGGCGCTGAATCGACAGACAACCCCCAATGAGGAGACCGACATGAAATTCCCCAAAGCGTTGTGCCAAACGCTGGGTGTCCCTGAAGACGCCACCGAAGAGCAGGTGCTCACGGCGGCGGCAAAGCTGAAGGGAGACCTGGCCACCGCACAGAACCGGGCCGAGACGCCCTCCCTTGAAAAGTTTGTACCGCGTGAAGATTACAACGCGGCGGTGTCTCGCGCTGCCAACGCCGAGCAGAAGCTCAAAACCCAAGAGACTGAGAGCCTGGAGGCATCCATCGAGACCGCCCTCAACACGGCCCTTGAAGGCGGCAAGATTACGCCCGGCAGTGTGGACTACCACAAGGCTCAGTGCCGCACCGAAGGGGGGCTGGACCGGTTCAAGGCCTTTGCCGAAGCGGCACCGGAGGTGGCAGGCGACACGGGCCTTGACGGCAAGGACCTCAAGGATAAGAGCGGGAGCCTTTCCGATGAGGACAAGGCGGTGTGCCGCCAGCTGGGCATTGCCGAAGATGAATATATCAAGACCAAGAAGGAGATCGGTTAATGGCGACCATTATTACCCCGGCCCTTTTGCAGGCCCAGATGGTGGGCTTCAGCAAGAAGTTTCAGGAGGGCCAGTCCATGGCCAACTCCCAGTATCTGAAAGTAGCCACCAAGGTTCCCAGTGGGGGGAAGTCCACAACTTACGGATGGCTGGGCAAGTGGCCCGCGTTTCGTGAGTGGATCGGCGACCGCGTGATCAACCAAATGGCCGCCCATGCCTACAGCATTGTGAACAAGTCGTTTGAATCCACCATCGGTGTGGACCGTGACGACATCGAAGACGACGAGATCGGCGTGTACGCGCCCCTCTTCCAGGAGATGGGCCGAGCTTCCGAGGTGTTCCCCGATGAGCTGGTTTTCCCCCTGCTCTATGCCGGACTCACCACCGAATGTTACGACGGCCAGTACTTCTTCGACACCGACCACCCCGTCTACCCCAACGCTGACGGCACGGGCACGGCGGCATCCGTCTCCAACTACATCGACGGTGCTGGGCCTGCCTGGTTCCTTTTGGACACCACCCGCGCCCTTTACCCGCTGATCTACCAGGAGCGCAGGCCCATGAAGTTCGAACGGATGATTGAAGGCTCCGATGAGCAGGTCTTCACCGCCAAGCAGTACCGTTACGGCGTGGATTGCCGCGCCAACGCCGGTTACGGCTTCTGGCAGATGGCCTTCTGCTCAAAGGCGGAGATCAACCCTGACAACATCTGGGCGGCCTACGAAGCCATGAAAGGCTTCAAGTCAGACGGTGGCAAGAAACTTGGCATCCGTCCCAACCTTCTGGTGGCGAGATCCGGACAGGAGAAAGCGGCCGAGGAGGCTCTCAAAGAGATCAAGGCGGGCGGCGAAACCAACACCCTTCACGGCAAGCTGGAACTCCTCGTTCCGGATTGGATTTAAGGAGGTGACGCTATGCCTGTAATCATTCGATCGACCAAGGAAGGGTTCCGAAGGTGCGGTATCGCCCACACAAAGGCCGCTGTCACCTACCCCGATGACCGCTTCACCATTGAGGCGCTTTATCGGCTTAAGGCCGAGCCCCGCCTCCTGGTGGAGGTGACGGAAGGCGAAGAGCCCGGCAGCGACAAGACGGATGAAGCCGATCTCTTGAGCCTCCAGGAAGCAGCCCGCAAAGCCATTGCCGACGGCAACGTCATCGGCAGCGGTGCCCCGGATACCAAGGCCATGGCCGAGATCCTGGGATACCCCGTCAGCGCGGCCCAGCGTGATGAAGCCTGGACCGCCCTTCAGAACGAGAATCAGGAGTAAAAACCCATGGCGTACGCGACCCAACAGGACATGGAAGATCGGTATGGCCACGACGCACTGCTTATGGTCGCGGACAGGGACAACGACGGAGAGATTGACACCGAAGTTGTGGTGCGGGCTCTGTCGGATGCAACGGCTGAGATAGACCCTTATCTCGCCAGCCGTTACAGCATGCCCCTTGCCGAGGTGCCTGATCTTTTGGTGCGGCTCTGTGTGGACATCGCCTTCTATCGGCTCTCCGGTGATGCCGACACCTACACGGAGGAGAAGCGCCAGCGCTATGAAGACACCGTGAGCCTGCTTTCGCGTATCGCCTCGGGGAAAGTCTCCCTGGGCCTTGCCACCCCTCCCCCGAGTGTGGGGGGCGGGGTGGTGATCTCAGGCCCGGTTCGGCTCTTCAGCCGTGACACCATGGGGGGGCTCTGATGGCAGGCACCGGCATCATCATCACCCATGACCTGGCTCGGCTTTCCCAGCGCCTGGACCGGTTCTCCCACCTTGCCCTGGATAACCTCCTGGACAACACGGGCAGCGAGCTGGAGAACCAGACAAGGCGGCGGATCTCAGATGAGAAGACCGCACCGGACGGAACGCCCTGGCCCGAATGGAGCGCGGGCTATGCCGCCACCCGCAAGGGTGGACAGAGCCTGCTTCAGGGGGAAGGAGACCTTCTGGACCCCATCACCTACGAGCTGTCTCTTATACACATCTCCGAGCCCACGAGACGTAGAGGAATCTCGTATGCCGTCTTCTGCTTGAAAA